GGCGTCCAGTTGCTCCTGCATCGTCCTTTTGAACTTGTATATTACGTTTACTGGATCTGTGGCTCCTGACATTTAGTTTCTCCTTGTCTCCTAGTTGTGCCCAGAACTCGTCAAGCGGGTTCTTGGGTTTGTTATCCCCCATTTTTCCCCCGATGTATGATTAAGTCAAATTACTTTTTCTTAAAAATATCTGCGCCCTTGAGGCCGTATATACTAGCTACGACTCCAATAAAGAGGCTCTGATACCAGAAAGGCAGATTTGCAAACTTGTCAAAGAACACATCTATCTTTTCTTGTATTGTTGGATCATCACTAAACACACTCCATATCAACAATAAAATTGGGAGCGAAATTAAAATCAAAACGAACTCGTCTTTCCATCCCTTGTCGTTTGATTGTCTTACAGTTTGTTGATACTCAACTTCGCCGTTCGCCATTTTTTGTGCATGCAACATAGCAGCATCTGACTCGAGCATTTTGCGCTTCTGTCTATTTGTCATTATATGAGTGCCAGCGCCGATTGCTAATTTGACTACGTCAAGTATCATGTGATTATAGAGTTATTCCTAAGATGATAATTACGATGACTACTGCACCGATAATTTTGGTTTTCTTGGATGTGTCGTCCCACTTTTCCATTAACCATTCTTTTGCTGATTGGATCATTTGCGTCTCCTCTTCTGTTTTATGCCAGCTTCGTTAAGTGCGATAGCAATGGCTTGCTTTCTATTCTTAACCTTTTTCTTACTTTTGCCAATATTTAATTTACCTTTTTTAAATTCACGCATTACCTTACTGACTTTCTTTTGTTTTCTGTCAGTTGTTTTTGGTAGTTGTTGTCTTGAAATGGGCATTATCTATCTCTTCTTAAAAAAGCAGGAGTCATGTTTCTCTCTACAGCAACTGGTGTTAATCCCTTTGCTACTAAACTTTCATACCCCTCTTCTCCAAAAACTGTAGGTCCAAAAGTTAAAGCCCCTCCAGTGTCAGCTACAGGTTGAATGGAAAACTCTGGGTTGTTTAAACTAGTTCCTGGAACCACGTTCATACCAAACAAAGTTCCAGAAGTAGCTATTGGATTATCGATTGGATTAACTTGTGCTCTAAACATCATGTCGTCAGGAATATTAAGTTGACCTGCTTTTATTGATAACCCTTCATCTGTGGGTTGCATTAAATTATCCAATCCATAAGTTGGCACTCCAAAATTATCTGGGAACATATCAGGTATCTGTTCCATGCCAGGCATGCCAGTCGTTTCCGTAACGTTTTGTATTGGAAACATAGATGGAGTGCTTTCAGTCAATGGTGGTGTAACAAACTCCTCTGGTCTAAAAAAGTTTATTGTGTCAGTAATATCTTTTCTTAAACTAGCTCCAATGTTTCCAAAAAAGTTATTGCTTGGATCGTCATCTGCGTATGTGCCACCAATAATACCGCCCAACAATCCACCAATACCAGGAAGAAGTGCATTACCTATTACAGATCCTATCACTCTTTGTGGTGACAGTTGAGAAGTTAGACCTCTAATGCCTTGCAATATACCTGGTCTTTCAGGTGCGTCCTCCAGAGCTCTTCTACGTAGTTGTCTTTGATTAAACTGATCAATGTTTTGACGCATCATCGTATCGGCTAGTTTGCCAGTATACTCTGTGCCTTCGGGACTTATTCTACCACGTTCTAATGCTTCTTTTAATTCTTTACCGGCTTGTCTGCCTTTTTCTTTTTGTTTCTCGTCACGCAGTCCTGCCCCTGCAGGACCAAAACCTTTTGACTCCTTGAACTCTCCACTTTGTCTAAACCCCCTTACAGCCATTAACTTGTCTCCTTAACTACTGCTTTCATTTCATTTATCCCCTGTTTAGCGAGTGATACGCTGGCACGTAGTTTAGCATGTTTATCATCTTGTTCTAGTCTGTCCTCTGCAATATCTTTGTTTTGCATCAGTTTCATCATATCCATGTTGGCTTTTTGTTGTCCCTCTTCTTCTTTTCTTTGCTCTTCACGAGCTTTTAGATCAAGATCTCTGTCTTTTAATTTAAGAACTGGGTCGTTTTCTATCTGATTTAGCACTTGTTTTTCTGCTTGAGCGTAGTCTTCAGTGAATTCTGCTATCAAATTAGACTTTCTAGCCTCTATTGCGACCTGCATGGACTCTAATTGACGCTGAAATTGCACAAATTGTGGGTTTTGCTGCGCTTGTGGGCCCATTTGTTGCACCATTGCCTGCATTTGTAGTTGAATTTGCTGCATTTGCTGCGCTTCTTCGACAAATTCTATCTGAACTTGCTCTGCAGCCATTAAATTTATGTGTTCCATGCAATTCATCTGCAATCTTGCAAGTGCTTTTGGATTATTTCGCACCATCATTGTGCCCATAAACGATAAATGCGATTTCATGTGCGCTTGGTGGTCTTGTTTTGGGAAAGCTTGAAACTTTTTGTTGTTCAAAGCCATAATATTTTCACTTGCTGGGTCCATTGCTGCAATTGGTTTTGGTGGTGGTAGTAAAATGTCTACATCTTTTACACCAAGTGCTTCATACATGTGTCTGTATGCGTGATAGACGTTGTGTATGTCAGGATTTGACAACGCCATTTGTAATTCTGTTTGTGCGATTGTAATTCTTTGTGTCTGTGAAAAGATGTTTGGATCAGCAACAGGTATAATATCTATTCTGTTGTCAAAGTCTGCTGCAAAAACTTGTCTCTGTCCACCAACAATGTCGTATGGATACATCTTTGGTAAGAATGTTGCAAAGTTGTCAGCTAGTAACATAAACTCACACTTCATCGCTGCGTACAATCTTTTGTGTATCGCAGACATAACCCGCGATCCGCGCTCCAACAATGCAACTGTCGTGCCTACTGCTGCGCCTTGATTGCCATCACCGACCTGCATATCAGCGATCGATGCAAAACGTTGCCCTGCTTGCACAACCACGCCCATCAGTTGAAGGAGCGTGCCGCTTGGCTCTTTGAATGGTAACGTCATAAACGCATCACGCAAGTTTCCACCAGGAGCATCAACATCACGGAACTCTCCCGGCTGCAACGGTTGAGCTTCGTCTCTAACTCTGATGCCTCTTTGTTTAAATCCGGCTGGTAAGTTTGACAAGGTGCCAGCGTCTAGTAATTGTCTAAGTGCTGCAGTTGCAGTTCTAGACAATCCGCCGATCATGTGGATTAAGCCGAACCCATAGAAGCCAAGTCCTGGTAGGAACTTAAAGTGTACGAAATATTCTTTTTTCTTTTTAAGTTGATCTGCTGCTGCATAGTTTCTACGAATGGAAAGCACGTTCCCCGTTTCGTCATGCACAGTTACGATGTATGGTAATTTAATTCCTGTCTCTTCACCTGTCTCTATATTTTTATCTTCGTAACCCTCCAGGTCTAATTCTACGTGGCACTCGAGCAGTGTATGCATTTCTGCTGATACACTTCTTGACACGCCTTCTATTCTATCTTTTTTCTCTTTGACCTCACTTGTATCAAAAGCAGGCTCGCCAATGTCTACGTCTTTGTAAAAACCTGCAATCTGTTGTTTACGCAAATCGTTGCCTGACATTTTTACGACATGAATAATTGCTTCTGCATCTTCTAGTGACGTTGCGCTGTATGGCACAACTAAATCTTCTGCAGGTACAAACTTAGAAACTGTTCTGCCCACAACAGAATCAAAATAAACTTTTTTAAATGTAGAGCCTGCCAGTGGTAAATTAAATAACATTTGGTCAAACTCTGGTTCGTATTCTTTCATGTTGATCATTAGCTGATAGTTCATGAAATCTTTTACACGTTGTGATTGTTGTTCACGTGCAGGGTCTGTCTTACCGATGATCTGTGTTCTAACAGGTCCTGATGATGGTAACAATTCTTTGTAGGCTAGTGACTGAAACTGTGTGACAGCTTCTGCAAGCACTGGGTGTGTTGCACCACTTGCACCTTGAAATGGTTCTGATCTGTTTTCGTATTTAAAACCTAGTAGGTCCAGTCCTTTGATGTA